GAATCTTTGCTCATTTACCTTTTTTTCTCATCGCTAGTCTATGTGCTTCTGTGAAAGTTTTACCAGCCAACATAGATTTAGTCATTTCATCCATGTGGGCTTTCGTATGACCATGTTCTTTTTTATGCCTTTTTAAAGCATTTTTCTGTCTAGTTGTTAGTTCTTTTCTTTTCATTTTTTCTTGGCTCTGCTTTTTTTAGATGCTATATCAGCATCAGCTTTTCTTGCTCCTCCCTTACCACTTACAAAACTATTAACACGGCCCATTGCCCAAGCACCCATGCTTACATTGCGTGAACCACCACTTAAATAAGCACCTTGCCCTCTTCTATAAACAGCTTCTAACTGACTTGGTGTAAACCTTGTACCTTTAGCTTTATTTCTTAGAGTTGCTTTTACGCTTTCGCTTAGTGGTTTTCTTTTTGGAGCCATCTTGTTCGATGCGTGATTTTTGTACGGCTTTTATATCTATGAATTCACCACGTTTATAAGCCTCAGAAGTTCTTTTTATTTCAGCCGCCTTTGCACTTTTATTCTTTGCACCAGACAGATATTTTTTTGCAACACCTGTCTTTTTATCCTTAGCAACCTTTCGAAACTTTCTAGGCATTATTTTTTAGTTTTCTTAGTTTTCTTTTTCTTTTTTAACTTAGGCATTTTGCCACCGTATCCCATTCCTTTAGGCATAAAAAGAAAAAACAACTAATAGAATTTTACCAAGATTATTTTTTTTTGTCCTTTTAAAGGTATATTAATGACATGAAACCAATCACAGTAAAGACTCCGCAAGGTGAGCTTTTGTTGTCTCATGTTAAAAATTCTGTTCAAGCAACAGGATCACAAACTGCTGTTGATTTGTGGAAATTAGAAGTTAAAGAAGGTTTATATGGAGTTCACGGACATTTGTTAGACCCTAAAAATTGTGATGTTGTTGATTTAATTAACGCAGCAGGTCAATTTGTAGGGTTTCAAAATATTGAAATTCCTGAAGAGGCAAAAAAACAATCAATAAAAGATTTAGAAAGCTATCCCACAACTACAAACCACTTGCCCTAGACATTCCTACAATTAACTTAAAAAGATCAGGATGTTTTCTAAATAATTTTGTCATATGTGAGGCTGAGTCGAAATTCTCCACGCTCATTGTTAAAACTTCCGTTGGGTCAACAGCATCGATTCCAAACCTAGAAAAATCATACTTCATGTAAACCTTTCCCATATATGGATTTATATAATCATTAACCAACGCATCTTCTGAGTTCTTATAATTGATCTTTGTAATGTCTTTAAGCCTATAAACTGGTTTACCTGCTTGTTGTGACGGGCCATAAACACTGTAAGCATTTTTGTTATTCATATTTGCTTTTATTTTTGTTTCGCTTGTAAAACCTTTTTTATTTCTCCAGTTCGTTGTCCATTTATTTAGTTTTGGATTAGCAACTTCTACTGCGTGAGTAATTTCGTGAAAAGTAGTTCCTTTATTTACTGTCCCTAATGAACCTACATCAGTAGTAAAAGAACCTTCATAAAACTTACAAGAGCCTCTCTGTGCCTTTCCTATTTTAGATATAGCTGGAACACCATTTTTGTTTTTTACAAAGCCATTTCCGTTAAACATTCTTATATATTCGTCTAAATAACCTTTTAATTGTTTTTTCTCTGCTGTCTTAAATGAGTTTGTAATCTTTACATCTTTTACAAACTGTTTAACTTGAATATCTGATAAATCTGTTTTTAACATTAATTGCCTAACTTTTTCCATTTTCTTTTCA